CGGCCGCAGCCTGTTCTTCGGTGGCCCCGGTCAGTTGCTCCACAGCTTCCTGGGCGCTTTCGATTTCAGCCTCGGCAGCGGCAACGGCTTCGGCATCCGCGTCAAGGGCCTTGTTAAGATTGTCGATCTCCCGCTGGGCCGTGTAGATTTCATCGTTATAGCCGTAAAGAGAATTTTCCAGCTGGTAATACTCCTGGGAGAGCATTTCCCCGTTTTCATAGGCCGCCGTTGAAAGCTCGTTCATCCGCTCCAGGGCAGCGTCACGGTTTTTCTCCGCCGTTTCCAGGCGGATTTGCGCCTGGGTCAGTTTAATACTGTTCTCAGCACTCTCGGCCATGACCTCGCCGTACTGGTCGTACAGCGAATTGATGTAGTCCTGGTATGCCTGGGCCTCGGCATCCTTTTTCCAGGCTTCGGTGTGCTGGCGCAGGGCCTCGGTGCCGCCGTTGATGGTGTCGGTGGTGAGGTCAATATCATCTGCCAGTTCCGGAACGGTCCGGGTGAGCAGAGCCAGGATATTGTGATATTCCTGGTTGCCCTCGACGTTCCCATTGGTGGCCGCTTCGATTTCCTCCAGCTTGCCGATATAGATGCTGGCAACCTCCGCCGTGGCCAAGGTCTGATTGGCCGTTTCCTCATAGGAGGCTCCGGCCTCGTCCATGGCCTCTTGCATATCGCGGGCGGCTTCCGTCAGCTCTTTCACAGAGGGGACACCAGCATCCGCAGCAGTAGCCAGTGCGGTCACTACCCCCACGACACCCGCCACAGCCGCCGTAACGCCCATGATGATGTTGACACCAGGGATAGACGCAGACAGGAGGGTAGACGCCGCAGCTGCTACCTTCGCCGCCACGGAGTACCCGGTCAGAGCCAGGGTTACACCGCCGATTACAACACTGGCGGCGGCAACCCCCTTGACAATGCCTGGGTTATCCTGGACGAATTTATCAATGCCGGAAAAAACGTCTGTTCCGATTTCGTACAGACTGCGCATCTCAGGAATGAACTGCTCCCCAATGGTGGTTTTCAGCGCGTCCCATGCGGACTTCATCAGGGTCAGTTGGCCGTTCATGTTGTCCAGCTTGACATTTGCCATGCGCTGGGCCGCGCCGGTGCAGTTGTTGATACTGTTGGTGAGGGAAGTATAGTCCGCGTCGGTGGCATTCAAAATGGCCAGCAGGCCGTTATAGCCACGCTGACCGGCGATTGCCTGTGCATTGTTGACGCGCTCGGCTTCGGTCATCTGGTCGAAATACCCGCGTAGCTCGTCGATGGTGGAGCCAAAGTCCTTCATGGTGCCGTCGGCCTTGATAGCGGAATACTCGTACTCACCGAAGGCCGCGCCCGTGAGGGTGACGCCCTCCAGAAGCCCGTTGAACGTATTCCGCAGGGCGGTACCGGCGATAGATCCCTTGACACCGCTGTTGGCCATCAGGCCCATGGCCACAGCCACGTCCTCGATGCTGTACCCCAGCGCACCGGCCACGGACGCGGACATCTTGAACGTCTCGCCCATTATCGCCACATTGGTGTTGGAATTGGTAGCTGCTGCTGCCAGCACATCGGAGAAGTGAGCCGTGTCTTTGGCTGTGAGGCCGAATGCGCTTAGGCTGTCCGTCACAATGTCGGACACCATGGCCAGGTCCTCCCCGGACGCTGCGGCCAGTTGCAACACGCCGTCCATGCCTTGCAGCATATCGGTCGCGTCCCACCCAGCCATAGCCATGTACCCCATGGCATCGGCGCTCTCTTTGGCGGTAAACTTGGTTGTAGCCCCCAGCTCCTTAGCCTCCGCAGACAGCGCGGCCATATCCTGGGCGTTGGCCTGGGACAGCGCCTCCACAGTGGACATAGCTTCCTCAAAACTGCCGGCGCCTTCCACGCAATCCATGAATGCGTCCTTGATCTCTCCGAGGGCATTGACGACCTGAGAGGCAATAGCCGATTCTGCGATAGCGTCAAATGCTTGGGTCGCCTTACTGCCGAAGTTGGCGGCACTGTCGGCGGCCTTGTCCTGCTCGGCCTGGAGCTCCTTAACCCGGGCGGTCAGTTCCGCGTCTTTTGCAGCCAGATTCGCAGTGTCCACCCCGGCCTCTTTCAGCCTCGCGCCGGTAGCCTGAAGCTTTTGGGTCTGACGTTCCAGCGCGGTTTCCGTGTCCTTGATCCGCTGCTCCAGTTTGGCGTTTTCCCGCTCCAGGGAAGTGGTGGAGCCGTTGGTTTCGCTGATCTCCTTTTGGAGTAGGTCGTGCTGCTTATGCAGATTCTCCAGTTTTGACCGGGTACCCTCCACGGCGGCCTGCTGCTTCTGGAAAGAGCTGATGTCGCCCTGGATACGGTGGAGCTCCTGAATCTCCTTGCCCAGCCTAGAGAACTCCGCCTGGGCCTTGGAGAACGTGCCGGAGAAGCCTCCATTCATCCGGGCATTGAGGGCAAATAGCATCTCGTATTCTTTTCTACTGGCCATTGCCGCCCTCCTTCCCGTCCTCGACTATGGCGTTATTGGCCTTGATCCAGTGGCGCAGCGACATCAGCGGTTGAGCAAGCCAGAATGAGATATCATTCCGATTGTTTTTTGCCAGGATTAAGTATTGCTTGCGGAGCCACTGTCTGTCCTCGCTGGCCGTGACCCCGCACGCTGCAAAAAAGACCGGGCGCTCTGGATGACCGTCTGGAAATCCCGGATAGGCATGGACTTCAAAGCCCGCGCGTCCAAAGTACGGGTGCCGTCCTCATTGCGCAGAGTGCAGGCGCGAACAGCCATGCCGCACAGGAAAAGGCCAGTAAACGCCGGCACTACCAGGGTCTTGCCGTGCATCAGCACTTCATCCTCAATTTCCAAGTAGTCAGCGCCGGTCAGCGTACCCCACTTGAATGTCAGCGCATCAACCGTGGCGTCCTTGATAGCATCCTTGGTGATGATGTGGAAGGTAAACGGATCGCTGAAACGATGCGTATAGGTGGTGATGTCGTTTCCGGCTTTCGCTTCCCGCTCCATCTCCTCAGCTGCGGCCGCTCCCTGCGCGTCGGGCTGGATGTTCTCCGTACTGAATTTGTTCTCGCTACTCATAGGGATCCTCCTACAAAAATTTGGCCCGGTGCGGAAGCTGCTCCGCACCGGGCGTTATTGGTCTTGGTTAAGTCATCCCCATTGCCTTGCGCACAGGGGCGGCGCAGTCCACGCCGTTGACATCGTGAACCTGGCTGAACTGGTCGATGTCGATCTTCTTCTCGCCGTTCTTATACACCGCGTACTTGCACACGCTGTATACGCCGGAGGCATCGGCGGCAGAGGCCGTCGCAATAGTTCCCGCGCTGGTCTCGGTGGGCCGGATGGAGAGCTCGAACTTGTTCTGCTCAATTTCCTCTTTACGGCTCACGGAATCAAAATACTGATCCGCCGCATACAGGGAAACATCGTGCCACTCGTTCGTACCAAGCTCAACCGCAGCATCGGTGACGCTGGAAAACTGGATGTTGAACGTCATGGCCTCGATCATGGCCGCCAGGGGGATGGTGACATCACCCATGAGGCCAGCGCCCGATGCGGTGACAGTCTTATACTTGACCGTGGGCATGGTGACCTTGGCAATGCCAATCAGCGGGCCACCATTTTTATACATCAGGTAATCAACATGGCCATTGGGATAGATCATAGTCTGTTACCTCCTTAAGACACCAGCGCCGTCTCGACATAGGAGACATCGTACTCCAGGATGAAGTCGATTCTCTGGGCCGGGACGGGCGGGGCATTGTAGACGTGCAGGGTGATGTGTCCGGCCAGCAGATTGGTCAGGGGGTTCTCGTTCGCCAGCAACGCACACCGCGCCCCGTAAAGGTACCCGCTGCCGCACAGACCGCCCAGCCAGATGTTGCAGGTCTGGATGATGGAATCCTTCAAGGGAGTAGTCAGGGGCTTATCCTGCTTGGGCCAGAACGTCCGAATCAGGGTATTCCCGATGAAGTCGAACATCCGGGACACGGGGATAAACTGATCCTTGACATCGGTGTTCCCGGGGAAGCAGGCGGTGTAGTTGCCCTTGGCCACCCAGCCGCTGTCCATGAAGTTGACGGCGGTGACCACGCCCCAGTCGCCGGACACCATTTCCACCTGGGGCCATGTCAGGTTGACCTCGGTGCCGTCCGCCAGGCAGCAGGTGTCCATCTTGAGGTTCTTGTTGGACGGGCTCTCGTAGGGAACGCCCCGGTTGTCCGCGTCCACCTTGGCCATCAGACCGCACAGCTGCGTGGACAAGTGGAACATATAGTCCCCCAGCTTCACCATGGGCCAGCAGAGGATCTGATCCACGTCCACGAAGCTGTTCTTGTTCTTGTAGTTGGAGAGCTGGGAATACTCCGTGACGCCCTCCGCGCTGCTGTCCGCGTCGATGACGGCCTTGCCCTTGAACAGACCGCTGATAGCGGAGGCCTTGGTCGCCATCACCGCCGCGACCACCGTATTGTGGGACCAGCTGGGCCAGCTGCTTCACCGCCGCCCGGGGCGTTCCCAGGTCTCGCCTAAGCTCCTCCCTGCTCCGGCCTTCCACGATCTCCCGGTAATCCTCCACCGCCTGCTCCACCGTCATGGCCGCGTCCACCTGGCCCACGCCATCCACCACATCGGCCACCGTCGCCTTTTCGGGGGTGACGGCATCATAGCCGATGTTCAGCGTGGCGGCATCATAGGCCGCGCCGCCGTCCAGCAGCTCCACGATGCAGACGTAGGTATCAGTATCGTCCCGGTCATAGAACACGGAGAAGTCCTCGTCCGGCTTCAAGGTGACCGGGGACGCGCCCTCGCCGCTCCCGGGGGCCGTCACCTGCAGCGAGCCGGCAATGGCGTCAATGGGGAGCACCACCTGATGATTGGTCACGGGGTAGTCCTTCGGGGCGGCTGCGTCCTTCATCGTCGCCGGGTCCAGGATGTTGCAGAAGATCGCGGGCTGCTGCCCGAACAGCTGGAAGTGGGAGTACATAAACTCGCAGAGCGTGTACTTCTTCCAGTCATAGGAGAATCCCAGTTTCTCCACCACCTCGTCCCAGCTGGTGGCCAGGACGGGGGTATTGGACTTGGCAGGCTTCGTCGCCGACTGCACCGGCGCCGTCCCCACCACAAAGGGGATGCCCACCTTGGCCACGTTGGGCGTACTGACCGACG